CTGATAGTTGACGCTGGCTTCGACCAGCGTCCGATGGGGTTGAGCTCGTCGTCCCATTGATCGTCGGCATTGACACGATCGCATAGGAGCCTGGCCAGGCCATTGAAGGGATTATCTTCGCAGTCACATTCCTGCCCGCAGATTGCCCACGACAGGTGCAGGAACAGATCGGAAAGTCTCTGTTTATGTTTTGGTTTCTGTTTCATCGGTAGAGTTTCCCTTGTGCTTGTTCCTGGATATCGATCGCCAGCTCCATGAAGTCGCGAAGCATCTCGTTGATGACGTTGCGGCGTTCCATCCATGCATCGCAGGCGATCTTGCGTTCGAGCTCGGGATCGTCGCAGGTCTGGAAGTTGCGACCGTGGGTGATTTCAGATGCTTCGCGCAAACTTGTCTCGACCAGACGTAGATCGTCCATGACACGGCGCAGCATATCGACCATGTGCTTGGCAGTGTTACCATTGTTGTTGACGCGGGGTGCGATCAGCGGTTTCATTTAGAGTAGTCTCCTTTAGAGTTTTGGTTGGGGGTTTCGTTTTACTCGCGAGTAAAAATGTTAGTCGTTGTCCTCAGCGGGTTTATGGTTGGGACGCTGCCATAGCGCGGAAGCTTGCGGCAGCGGCGATGGCGTGACATCGGGCGCGGCGCGGCGCTTGATCTCGTTGATGGCGGCCTTGACGTTTGCCGGATCGGCATCGTTGTTGATGATGTACATCAACCCCTTCTCGGTGAGGATCTTCCAGTTACCAGCCACCACTATTCCTTTCTGAGTCAATGAAGGCAAAGATCGCTGCGGCGATCCACAGTCCCAAAAACAATTCGTGCATCTTAGGGTCTTTCTTGGGTGTGGACGACGAGGTACGAGCACGCAATGGCAATGCCGATCAACGTCATTTCCAACAGCGGGCTCAGGCCAAGCGCGTCGGTCGCGGCATCGTATCGATCAACCGGCAACGCTGCGACAACACCCGTGGCAAACGCCCACAAAAGTGAACCCACGTGCAGCATGGTGCGCACGCGAAAAATTGCTGATAGTTTGAGCTTCATATTTGTGTCCCCTTCCTGCGCATGGTCACCGGTGACCATGCGCAATTGAAGCTGACTCATTTACTCGCGAGTAAATGAGTCAGCACCTGTTTATGTATGCGTGTCACTCAACGCTGACGTACCAGCTCAGTGACGCGCGTTCGCTCAGCTGATCTTCCTGCAAGCGTACGAGCAAGCGCTCAAGAGACTTCGTGAAGTCGCGTGCTTGCTCAAGCGTGAACGAACACATGCGCCTGGCATCTCCGGCATCGTTCTCAAACCGGAAGCTAATGATCTTCTGGTTCTTGTTGGGATTGTCCAGCTGGGAATAGAACGGCGCGATGACATCATCGATGAGATCGTTCGGGCGGTATGTGCATTGGATGATATGGAAGAACGATCCATCGCTCAGGCGTTCGGCAAGAGTGATCTCGATGTCCTGGCAGTCGCTGTTATAGCGGGACAGCATGCAAACATTCTTTTCGTTGGTCTGGTTCACTAGCATTCTCGTAGTCTCCTTACTTGGTTTTGGTTGGAGTGTAGCGAAGATACTTGGATACCGTTGCTTCTGAGATATCATATTTCTTCGCCAATCTCTTTTGCGTGTATTTTCCTGTTCGCCAGTCTTTCATCATACGATCGATGATGATCTGTGGAACCGAGGTATTGGTTACCCTGACTGGCTTCGATCTCAGCATTTTTCTTAGTGTTCGTTCCTCCTTTGACAACCATTCTCTCGGCATTCACTCTGTCTCCTTACGTTACTCGCGAGTAAAGCGAGTGTGGCTTAGGTGGTTGGTTACGGCAACAAGCAACCATACCATATGTTACATTGACACTGGTTTCGTGTCAAAGATCTCTAGCTTTCCTCCTTTCAGTTCGCAAACGCGACCGTCATTCTCTAGTCGTTTACGTTTCATTTCGGCAGTCTCGATCGCTCCCCAACTAACAATTGGCTGCAAGTAACACAGCTCACAGCGAATAATTGGAAAGTGATTTTTGCTGGTGATGCGCACGCGCGCGTCTCCGGACGGCAAAATCTCTAGGATGATACCTGTCGCGGAGGCGAACATAGGTGCACCCCTGCGCAATTGTACGCGTGTTTCCGGCAGTAATTTTAATGTCTCCTGAGATTTACTCCTTTTTTGATCCTTGTTCTGACGTTTATTGCGCTTTTTCTGCATCTAATTGCCACCTCGCTTTTTCTGCTTTTACTACGATGTTTCAATGGGTTGCCAATTAAAACCGGTCTAATTGGCATAACTGGAACCCCAAAACATAAGAGATATATATTGGGGGTCGCGTCACGTATAGCGTGTCGCGTGTGTTGTATGTATGTATAGTATATATTTTTTTCATGGTAATTAAGGTATTTAGAACAATTAGAACTTAAGTTATTGAAATCGTTGCCGAATCAATTGCCGGTAACGCATACCAATTATGCCCATAAAACCATAAACCATTGATCTTACTCACGAATAAACCGCTGGTAACGTAGCAACACACGAAATGCTGATAGTAGCAGCACGCAAATAGCCCACCACTCAGCTGAGTGGTGGGCTATCGAGATAATGAGTTGGCCGGTTACTCGCGAGTAACCGGCCAAGTTATTAGTCAAGTGCGGGCAGTGAGCCAACGACCTTGCTCTCAGCGACCATCTTAGCGTGTAGCTTTTCAGCGTAAGCTGCGAAGTCTACAAACCGTGTGTCTGAAGCGAAGCCTTCACGGGAAAGCTTAGCCATAGACTTAACGAGATCTGAGAATTTCTGCAGGTCGGTCTTGGTAGACTTCTCTTCAGATGCGCCCTCACCATCTTCGCCTTCACTGGTCTTGCTGAGATTCTCAGCAATCCAGTCTGTCTTAGTCAGGATGCGCTCTAGCTCTTCAGTCTTGCCGTCAAGCTTCTTGAGTAGCTTCTGAGCACGAGTGTTGATCCTGTTGAACGCGGCCATCGTGCTATCGACGGCGCGGTTATCGCTAGGCAGGTCGCGCCAAGCGTTAGCCGTTGCGATGTACAACGACACACCCATATGCAGCGCGGCAGGATAAGCAAAGCCCTTAAGCTTGCTGGCTTGCGAAGAGATCGACTTTTCAGTCAAGCGGTCAACAGTCGCGCCAACTGGACTTTCATCAATCACCTTGTTGTGGCTCGCAGCATAGCGGGTATAGACCGCAACACTGTCGCCATCGTTAATCAGCTTTTCGCGAACTGCAGTCTGAAAGCCGACGCACAATTCGTAAATTGTGGTCGCGCCTTGTCCAGACCTAATGCCAAGTCCGGACACTTCGTCGAAATACGCCTGTTGGCGTGCTTCGAAGTTCGCAAGCTTTTCAACGCCACCAGAGGTAAGGCGAGCAATCTTGGAAGTGTTTTCGTTTGCCATTTCCGTAGTCCTTTTGAGGGTTGAGTTTAGGGGAACGAGTAGCCAGCGGCTTACTCGCGAGTAACGGTATGGTTGCCAGATTGTCAAAGAACTCAGTCGGGACGTTTGGACCGCCTTGCCGCTGCATTTCACTAGAGGGGAGGCAAAGCTAGTTACAGTTACTCGCGAGTATCCAGATGGTTGCGCGCGCCCGTTGCCTGCAACCACCCCATATGGCCAACGCCCCCCACCCCCCACGCGCGCTTTTTAGGCAGCTCCCCAACAGATCTTGTAAAAACCCCTCGTAACATATACCTTTGCCACATGACCCACGAAGCACCAATCTCCAAACCAAAGAACCCGCGCCCCTCCGGACGCGGCCCAGTAAACTTGCGCCCGCTGCCGATGCGTATCTCCGAGCGCACGTACCGTCGCCTGGAAGCCTTGCGCGACCTCGACGACATGACCCTACAGGAGCATGTCCGTAGGGGACTGGAGTATTACCTCGACCACATCGAGGTCTCGATCGCCCTTGCCGCCAGCGAGGCTCTAAGGCAGGCGACTCCCGTGGTTCGCACCTACTACACCGATGGTCACCTGACCAAGTCTGAGATCGTGCCGAACCTGCTGGAGCGGCACGCACCGCGCCCAGTCCGTACTCCAGTGAAAGTGACCACCAAGTGAAGCGCCCAGTCGTACAGACCGAACCCGATCCAGCCCCTGCCGAACAAGAGCCTGCCGAGACCGAGCCGGTAACCCTTGGCGACTTGCTGCACATGATCGGCGACGAGCCGACCCTGCCGGGGTTCGAGGTATCCGACACCCCCTTGCCGTCACCAGCCCTGCGAGCGATGGAACCAGGCTCCATCGCGCAATCACAGATAAAATCCTACACCGACGCCACCAATGAACACGCTCGCCAGCAGAACGAGCGCGGCGGTATCTTCGCGCAGGGCAAGCCCGAACCAACCCCACCCCAACCTAAACCACTGACCGGCGATATCATGCCGCCGTCCAGAGCCGGTGGCGACGTTCGCTACGAGAGCCGCATCCGCGTCCTCGATGCCTGGCAATACACCGGCAGTGTCACCACAGCCCCTGCCTATGTCGACCGCAACTGGATCGGCTGGGGCGACCACGATCCCATCCGCCGCATCGAACCCGGCCCCTGTCTTCGGGTGCCGATCGCTCCCGATAACCCCAACGTCGTGCTGGCGCGCATCGGCGACTACGTCGTCCACCAGGAAATCATCGGTGACGACGGAGACATCGACGAACGGGTCGAAGTGTGGGAACGGAACCAGTTCGAAAAATTGTTCTTGCCGAAAGTTAATCCCACGTCGCGGGAACCAGGCTCACGCGACAGAGAAGCTATGTCCACCCCAGCGAGGAAGGCCGGTCGCGTTGGATCTTAAGCTTCGGACGGATACGCTTGGCGATGTAGCTGACCATGCCGGAGTTGAAGACGAGGCAGGCATACTGGAGGTCGTCCGCAAGATCGGACCATGGGCGCTCCTTTTCGGGAAGCGGCTTTGGCTTTCCATCCTTCGTGTTGCCGAAACGGTAAGCTCCGTTGAGTGCCCGGACGAGATGCGGGCACCGCCCGCCATCGATGACCAGGGCTGGGCCACCGTCGCGCTGCTGATGCAGCATTGCCTCGACGGCGGCGATCCTGGGATCGAGGTTGTTGGTGGGCGCGGGGAATGCCGGTATGCCGAGACGCTTGAGGACATCGAAGTGATCTTCCTCCAGCATCGTCCCCTTCGCCCGCCCGGACGGGTCGCCGACGCAGGCGACCAGTTTCCCGGCGTAGCGGTCCTTCATCAGCGCCGGTTTGAGCGTGCGGGTGACATGCGTCTCCAGCCCCGTGTCCAACGCCACCAGTTCCTCCAGCACCAGCAGTCGTCCCAAGTGGTCCGGCTGGCAGATGAGCGAGCACGGCGCACGGCCAAAATCCTGTGCTACGAGCAGCGGAAACCCATTGACCGGATCGAGTGACGGCACGACATGGAACCCTCTGCGGAAGCTGTCCCTGAACACCGCCGAGCCGCTGGGGTCTTCGCCGTATTCGCTGAACACGTAGCGCTGCACCCATGCCTTGTTGGGGTTCTTGGCGAGCCGCGTGTAGTAATCCTGTGGCAAGTTGCCGATGTTCTCGGCACCAATGCTGAGGCCCGACGGCTGGTGGAACAGCGCCCAGTCGTAGGGACGCTCTTCCTCCAGCAGCTTCCACCAGTCCGAGCCGATCACCGGGCAGTTGGTGTCGGCGATGATGCCGTGCCAGCTGGCACCGCCTTCGGCCTTGGAGGGGTATCTGCCGACGCGTCCCGCGATTGCCGAGATGAAGTCCGGTGAGATTTCGATCGCCTCGTTCACCATCGCACCAGTCAGCTGCATCGACAGCAAGCGCTGCTGGTCCTTCTCCTCCTCCAGCGGGATGAGGTACACTTCGCAGTGAACGTCTGCGAACGACAGCGTGATCAGCTGCTCGCTCACCTTGTACGTCGCGATCTGCCGGAACCACGTCAGCATGTCCGGCAGCACGGTCATCTTCATCTGGCTAAGTGTTTGCCGGGTGATCACCCAGCGCGTGCGCCGCACCCCGTCGGGGCCGGGGCGCTGCTCGATGGCGCGGCGGAGGATTTCCATCAGTGCACCCGTGGTCTTGCCGCTGCCGACCGGCCCCATGATGATCCGTACGAACGCATCGCTGAGCATGAACTCGGCGACGGTTTTCGGCGCTGTGTATTCGATGCTCATGATGCATCCTCGATCACACCCTCGATGATTGGCGCATCAAGTGTCTTGACCTCGTTGCCAATGTTCAGTGTGATGTGGAAGCCCGCTCCCCCTCCACCGCCTATGATCGCTTGGGCGTTGTCGAGCTCGCCGACGCGCGCGAGGAACTTTCCAGCCTCGACGCGTTGGTTGAGCGGGATCAGTGGATCGCCGATTTCGCGGATATAGGTCTCCAGCACCGACTCAAGTCCGGTTGCCGCCTTGATGCGAACCCGCTCGCGGGTGTTGGCGGCGCTGTTCCACTCCGCCGCCATGTCGGCGACCATCTGCTGGAACTTCGGGTTGCGTTGCACCCGGTCCCATTCCTCGTCCGTCAGCCGGTGCAGCGCCACGATGTCGGCGACGGGAAAGATATCCATGGCGATCTCTCTCGCCAGCGAAGCAAATTCGATGGCGAACACTTCGCCTTGCGGCAGGACTTTCGTTGCATTACTGGGCGTCATGGGTGTATTCCTTGAAAAACGAGGGCAAATTAACGTGGCATCGTCGATCCTGCGAATTGTGTCACCCGAAGAGACCTCGCAGCAAGAGGCGCAAGCAAATGCTGCCCGCGCCAAAGCTGATACGCTCGCCAGCGATACGATTACCAACTCGCTCGTCGCCTTCATCGACAACGAGTTCCAGATGATGCAGCGGCATCGCGACGGGTCGCAGGGCTGGACGGACCGGCTGACCGGAGCCATGCGGGTGTTCCGTGGCGAGTACGACAGCGCGAAGCTGTCGCAAATCCGCAAGTTCGGCGGCTCGCAGATCTATGCCAGGCTGACGGCGTCGAAGTGCCGTGGCGCAACCTCTCTCCTGCGCGACGTCTACCTCAACACCGAGAAGCCGTGGGGTCTGGAAGCTACCCCCGACCCCACGTTGCCCGACGACGTCATGCAGAACGTCCAGCAGATGGTGCAGGCCGAAGTGCAGGCCGCAACCCAGGGGGGCCAGCCGCCGCAGCCGGACCAGATCCGCGACCGGGTGAACAGCCTCGTCGATGCCGCCAAGCGCGCCGCCATCGTCAAGGCGCGCGACGAAGCGCAGAAGTCGTTCGAGAAGCTCGACGACATCCTCACCGAAGGGTTGTTCTACGAAGCTTTGTCAGCGTTTCTCGTCGACCTGCCGCTATTCCCGTTCGCCTGTCTCAAGGGACCGGTGGTGCGCGTGGTGCCCCAGGTCACGTGGCAAAACCAGCGGGCCGTCAGCATCAACACCCCGAAGATGTTCTGGTACCGGGTTTCCCCTTTCGACGTCTGGTGGACCCCCGGCATCAGCAACATCGCCGACGCCGCCGTCATCGAGCGAACAAGGGTCACGAGGGCCGATCTCAACCAGCTGATCGGATTGCCGGGGTACAACACCGCCGCGATCGGCGAGGTGCTGAAATGGTACGGCAAGTCCGGTTATGTCGAAGCCTCCGCGTCGACGGCGGATACGCCGCGTGCCCAGATGGAGTCACGCGAAGATCCGCGCATGAACCAGTCCGGGCTGATCGACATGATGGAGTACCATGGCTACGTGCAGGGCACGGTGCTGCTGGACTATGGCTTCGACCCACAACAGATCCCCGACCCAATGCTGGATTACTTCGTCGATGCGTTCAAGATCGGTAGATATATCATCAAGGTACAGATGTCCCCGAGCCTTCGGAAGCGTGCTCCCTACTACGTCACGTCCTTCGAAAAAGTGCCGGGTACGGTTGTTGGTAATGCACTGCCGGACATACTGGAGGATATCCAGGACGCCGCAAACTCGACATTGAGGTCGCTGATCAACAACATGAGCATATCCTCGGGTCCGCAGGTGTCGATCAACGACGACCGCATCGCCGACAACGAGGACAGCGATGAGCTGTTTCCGTGGAAGCGATGGCACTTCATCAACGATCCGCTAGGCAATAACGCCCAGCAGCCGATTAGTTTCTTCCAACCGAGCTCGAACGCACAGGAGTTACTCGGTGTTTATGAGAAGTTTACGCAGATCGCAGACGAGCTTAGCGCTATTCCTCGGTATATTACTGGGTCAGAAAGACTTGGTGGGGCTGGGCGTACTGCTTCTGGCCTTGCGATGCTCATGGGAAATGCTGCCAAGATACTACAAACTGTAGCTGCTAATATTGACGGTGACGTCGTGGAACCATCCGTGTCGGAGCTGTACGACATGGTGATGCTGACCGATACCACCGGCATGCTCAGGGGCGACGAGAACATCGTCGTGCTGGGTGTCAACGTTGCTATGCAACGTGAGACCCAGCGCCAGCGCCAGCTGGAGTTCCTCCAGATCACCGCCAACCCGATCGATGCGCAGATCACCGGCATCAAGGGACGGGCGAACGTGCTCCGTGCTGTTGCCGATGGTATCGGTCTCGAAGGCGAGGACATCGTCCCGCCGAAGGAACAGATCGATGCGATGACGAAGGCAGGTCCACCTGGAGGCGGTCCTCCCGGTGGTGCCCCCGGTGGACCTCCGGGACAGCCGCCCGCTGGTGGTCCTCCCGGTGGTGGCCCTGCGGCGGCACCCCCAAATGCGCCGCAGGGTCCGCAGACCAACGTCGTCGGAAGTACGCCCGGTGCCGGACCCGGCACGGCGGTCAATCCAGCACAAGGACCAGGATGATGCCGAGTATGTCAGACCGTGGTGGCGGTTCGCAGACACCGTCAGATCCCCGCGTGCAGCAGCAGGAACAGGCGCAGCAGCAAGCCATGCAGGACCAGCAGGATCAGCTCGCCAACAATCCGCTGAACAAACCTGTGCAGGGATTGGCCAGTACTACTCCAGCCGTTCCACCGCCGCCACTGACGGATCAGCTCAACAAGGGTTACAAGATGATCAATGGCGGCAAAGTGCCGTGGAGGTTTTGACATGGCGTTTTATAAAAATCCGGCACGCAACGCTGGCCAGCCCTACGCCGATCCCAACGAGCGGTACTGGGCCGACGAGGAAGGCCAGCTGAGGCAACGCGGCATCGATCCGATGCAGGTCGAGCAGATGGCACCGCCGAAGTTCCCCAATGCTCCCGGCTCGACCGCGCTGCACGCCAATGGTGGGTTGATCGGCCAGCCGCCGACACGCACCGACCACGTCAACAAGAGCTACCAGTATGCCGATGGCGGATTCCTGCCGTCGTTCGTGGGATCGGCAGCGCAGAGCTTCAACGCCGGACTGAACAAGAAGAAAAAAATACCAGGGACGCCAGCGTCGAGCATCGACGATACCGACGACTACGACACCAACACGTGAGGACGGGGCCATGCAGTGGCAGGGACGGCAGCAATCGACGAACGTCCAGGATGATCCGGGGTCAGTCTCGCCGATACGGAAATTCGCCGATCGGGTGATGTACGCCAACAGGTCGCTGCCGACGACCAACGACCCCGGATACAGTGCCCTTGGCGGTCCAGCCATACAGCGCGACGTCAACCAGATGAAATGGGATCGGCGGACACGCAGGGGTGACCTTAATTTTCCCGGAAGTTCTGGTGGGTACAATCCCCAGGAAGCGGATAAATATCCAGCGCCGCCGCCCCAGCAGTCGCTACCGCAGTCACAGAACCAGCAGGCACAGCAAATGCCAATGCCGGAGTTCGCGTCCGGCGGTCTGGTCCGCACCGACCATGTAAACAAGAGTTACACGACAAAACCTGGCATGCCAGTCCGTTAGGAGGATACGATGGCCAAAATGTCGCTGAAACAGTTCGAGAAGTCTGGAAAAGATAAAGATACCAAGGGCATCAAGGAGGGGTCCAAGAAGGATCTCGCCCTTGACAAGAAGCAGCTGAGTAAAATTAACAAGGGTAGGAAATAGCCATGGCTTCGGGTTATACGATGGTTCCGTATACGAACAAGCAGGACTACGGTGGGAGATCGAAAATGGCAGGTACGAAGAAAGCAACGGCGAAACCAGCAGGCAAGCAGGCGATCCAGGCTGGACCTTCCGGCAAGATGAAGAAATTCGGTGGTGCACCCGCACAGACCCCCGGCCAGACGGCGCAGTTGGGAATGACCGGCAAGGGGCCGGAATTCATACAGGGCGGTCCGTCCGGCAAGATGCAGAAGTTCACCCCGGTCAAGCCACAGCGCCCCGGCGGCTCAGCTGTGACGAACTCCGGCGGTGGCGGCTACGCGAAGAACAAGTAATGGTCCGGCCTCCGAAGTCGTTGGTCCCGAAGACGACGGGACAGGGCATCTCGCGCATGTCCTACGAGAAGGGCTACGGCCTTGCGCATCAGGGACCGCGCACGCCGCTGGGCGGCGTCGTACCACGGGTGACGACCGGCACGTTGACCAACAGGCCACCGTCCAGCGGACGCGACTATGCCAAGGCGTCGTCGCCGGGAGTGATCGGGCCGATGAACGTATCCTATGGTGATACGTACGATCCGACCAATGTCAGCGACATCAATGCCGAAGACCCCGTGCCGAAACAGACTGGTCCGATGAAACCTGGCGTCAGTTTCGGCGGACCCAAACCGTTGAAGATCCCGAAATGAGCAAGAAACCGGTCCAGCGAAGAAATTGAAATAGACTAGGGTAGGAGACGCAAAGCGATGGAACCGAGTGAGATGATCATCCTGAACGAGAAATGGCGTGTATCCCATGACGGACGGTCAAAGCCGTACGGTTCATACGAATTGCAGTGGCGTCATGGCGATAAGTGGGATGCCAAGTCGTTTTGCCAGCATAAATTCGCCCTGCTGTCGGCGATCCACAACAAGGCGGGGGTCTGCGATCCGGCGGCGATGGAGCAAGTGAACGTCTTACCAGATCGAGCATACTGATGAAGATCCCGAAATGAGCAAGAAACCGGTCGACGTCACCAAGTTGTCATCCGTGCAGTTGCCCAACCGCGCGGCGATGAACAACCTTGCCAAGAGCGGGCGGTCGATCCTCGACTACGCCAAAGCCACGCCGCTCACTCCAGCGCCAGCTGCCAACCTGATGCAGAACCTGCGTCCGAAGGCAACCGGCGAATGATCGATGGATCGCAGATCGTCGTTGCCGCAATGCGGTTGCGCGGATCGTCGCCGGAAGCATGGGACCAATTGGTCGTAGCGCTTCGCGAATACGCGGCAAGGACAGCAATGGAGATGGTCAAATGCCCACCAGACAGCCTGCCCCGAGCGCAGGGAATGGCGCAGATGGCGCAGGAATTAACGACGTTAATGATGGACGCACCCAAGCTGTACGAGCGGATGCAACAGGCGAGAAAGCAATAATGAACCCGGAACTGCAGCTCACCTTGCCGAAGCAGCTTCGCGACCAGCTGGCGCAGGCGGAAAGTCTCCGGAGCCAAATGGGCGACGGTAACGCTCCAGATGGCACCTCCTTGCCACAAGGAGAGGCGCAGGACGCGATTTCGCCCCAAACCGGTACTGGACAGCCTCCGGCACTAGAAAACGCTCCTACGCCCTCTGACGGCGATTTAAGCTGGGAGCAACGGTTTCGCTCGTTGCAGGGTCGCCACGAACAATCGCAGCGCAATAATCAGGCGCTGGCCGATCGGATCGGCGAATTGGAGAACCTGGTGGCGTCGATGCGCGCCAGCGGTGCCGACTCCGGCACGTCCATAACGCCGTCGCCTGCAAACTACAAGTTGTTGACGCCGGAGGAAGAGACGGACTACGGCGAGGAGATGCTCTCCGTTGTCGGCAAGCGGGCACGCGAGGAACTGACTCCGGAAGTCGAGACGTTGAAGCAGCGACTCGAACGCTTGGAAGGCCGTGTCGAAGGCGTTGGCAACGTCATGGCGCGCACCGAGCAGCAGAAGATGTATGACAACTTGAACCACGACGTTCCGAATTGGCAACAGATAAACGTCGACCAGGGTTTCAAGGATTGGTTGCAAGTGCCTGATCCGTACTCCGGGCGTAAACGTCACGACATGCTCATGGACGCGTTCACTAGACAGGATACGCAACGCGTTATACAGTTCTTTAAGGGATTTGCTGAGGTTACCGGCACCCCGACGACGCCTGAGAGCCCAAGGAACGTAGCGCCCCCTCTTAACAATGGCAGCGGACAGAAGCCTTCCCTCGCAGACTACGCGGCCCCCGGTAGAGCCAGATCTGGCCTGCAAGAAATGCCGCCGGAAAAACCCGTTTACACGAACGCCCAGATTGCGCGCTTTTACGCGGATCGGCGCGTCGGTAAGTGGAAGGGGCGGGAAGCCGAAGCCGATCTTATCGAACGCGACATCTTCCAGGCACAGCACGAAGGGCGCATCCAGTAACGCTGATTGCAAGCGAGGATCGCCATGGCCTACACAACATCAGGCGGGTTCCCCCTTTCGGGTTCCGCCACCACGCCACCCATATACCCAACTGGCTCTCTGACCCCCAACCCGGCGTACGCCGGTACGTTTATTCCCATCCTCTGGTCGACCAAGCTGATCGAGAAGTTCTATGCTTCCACGGTCTTGGCGGCGATTTCTAACACCGACTATGAAGGCGAGATCAAGAGCCAAGGCGACACGGTCGTCATTCGCACCAAGCCGACGATCACCATCAAAGACTACCGGGCCGATGGACTTTTAGAAGTTGAGCGTCCTAGCTCGAACATCGTCGAACTGAAGATCGACCAGGGTAAGTATTTCAACCTGATCCTCGACGACGTCTACGAGGTCCAGTCGGATCTCAACATGATGAACATGTGGTCCGATGACGCTGCCCAGCAGTTCAAGATCGTCGTCGATACGGCAGTCTTGAAGAGCTTGCTTGGTCAAGCTGATCCGGCTAACCGTGGCGCGACCGCTGGCAAAATCTCCGTCAACATCAACCTTGGTGTCACCGGTACGCCGCTGCAAATCGTCGCTCGCAACCCGGCTGGCACGGCTGGCAAGGTTGAAATCGTCGATCTGCTCGTCCGTCTTGGACAGACACTCGATGAACAGAACATCCCCGAGCAGGGGCGTTGGGTTGTGCTGCCCGCCTGGGTCGCTGCGCAGATCAAGATGTCCGAGCTGCGTGACGCAGCGCTGACCGGTGACGGCGTATCGATCCTCCGCAACGGTCGTCTTGGCATGGTCGACAGGTTCACGATCTATGTTTCCAACCTACTACCGTCTGGGACTGCTGCTGGGTTGGCCGCTGGCGAATGGGTTATTTACGCTGGCACGCAGCACGCTCTCACGTTTGCATCTCAGATCAACAAGGTCGAGACAATGCGGTCGGAAATGACCTTTGGTCAGCTCCTGCGCGGCTTGCAGGTGTATGGCTCGAAGGTGCTTGACGGCAAGGCACTCGCACAGGCGGTTGTGACCCCCGGCTAAGGGAGGCTTTGATGCCAGCCCTTGATACAGTCGGACAGTACATCACAGAAGCTCGTCGGCTTCTGCAAGACCAGAATGTTCCATATCGTTACCCGGATATCGATCTGGTTGACGCTATAAACCTCGGCTTGCAAGAAGCGCGACGACTTCGTGCTGATCTGTTCATTCCACAGGATTTCGAAGTCCCGTGGATCGATCCCAGTACGTTCTCGACATCCGCTCAGGTGCCGCTCGATGTCATGTATCGACCGGCGCTTGTGTATTATATCGTTGGCCGAGCGCAGATCCGTGACGACGAAGCGACGACCGACGCACGTTCATCAGCCTTCATGCAGAAATTTATTAGCCAACTACTGGTGATAACCTCATGACCTGTGTACCGACCGATCGCCTCCTGCAAACACTACGGACACGGGTTCCCGGCATAACGGACGATATGCTGAACTTGGAACTGTTCAACACGGTTGACGAGTTCTTGCGGCGTACCGGTGCCTGGAGATACGCCGCCAGTGTCGACATT